ACTTAATTAAATAGTCTGATATGCAATGCGTTATTGATAATATGAGAGATAATGGTCTTTCCTATGCATCTGCCAAGAAGGTGCGTACATTACTTTCATTATTATCTAAATATGCAATTGTTAATGATATTGATATTAAAGATTATACTTCCTTCCTAAACCTTGGCCATGATGTTAGCGTATATCCCCATAAGCCATTCACTCGTCAACAAATTAACCGATTGTGGTGTCTTGATACTTCCGATACATATGGCATTTTAATACTCCTATATACAGGAATGAGATGTGGCGAATCTAACAATACTAACTTCAATAATTCATTAGATCATCCGTGTGTTGTAATAGCTAAAACGTCAACAGCATTTAAGGTACAAATAGATGATTATATGACAGGGATAAGCTGGATATGCGTAGGAATATGCTAACCAATGGGGATATGGAAACCAAAACTATGAAGATTTGACTACCAGTAAAAAGGCCTATCATTGCAAATTGCCTATATCTTTTGAACACGGGATATTGTTTGCGAGCGGTCAAACTGAGACAAACGACAAAGTTAACCATTATACATTTGTTAATATAGCTCATGCACCTAAAGAATCGACAAAAGAAGAGGCAGTCTTTTATACATGGATTGACTGGGATTGGTCATATGTACAGTTTCGATTAGCGTGGATGGCATTCGGTTATTAGGTTGAAATACCAAACGAAAACACACTACATTTAATATTTGGATACTTAAATACAGTATCATTCGTGAACCATACTTTGAATTTTAATTGGTCGTATTCGGTTATTAAATTCCAATCTGCTTCACGTGGATTTTTGTATTCGGCCTTAGCAAAAAAGCAGGTAGAATAAGGAATTATCCAATTATGATATTGTCCATCTTCGCCGCTTACTCCCCATTGGATAGTGAATCCATTGGCAAATTTAACAAACCCATTCTCCTCAAGCCTTTGGGCCACGATGCCGCCCATTCCAAGAAGATTTTTTATATCCTTCAATGTAGCAACTGGATTTTCTTGCCAGTTAGTCGCACCAAGGATTTTTGCAATCATTGCAGTAATCGCTGGATGAGATGAAATATCTGTGTTATGAGTTGCTAATTCAGTTTTTACTTTTTGTAAAAGTCCACCATGTGCATCAGGATCTGTATTATGCTTAGTCAACTCACCTTTTGTTACATATGTATCATCACTTGTTACAAATGTAACATTTGTTGCGTTTCCAATCTTTGTTCTGATGTTATAAATTTCAGCATTAATTGGTGTGTTCTTATCTGGCATTAACCCTACATTATTACCACCATTCGAATACGAGTATAAAACCTCTTCCCCATCACCGCATTTTGCGAACAAGCCTACTTCTTTTGGAAAAAATGAATGTTCAAGTGTCTTATTTGACAATACCGCTTGAATTACATATTCTCCATCTCCGCCTTTTTCACCATTTCCGATTGGTAACTCCATCTTTGGTGAAACTACCCCTGTCATTGTATTAATATCTAGCCCAGTATCATCTCCATCACCAACTACAACTTTAGTAAATGTGATTGGTTTCTTTGTTGCGATGCTTTCAGCTAGTAAGTTATATCCTTTTTTTGTAACACTATTTCTGTTATATACGTCTGGCATATATCCTCCTTAACTATTAATTACAGTAGTTACATGTTTTCTTTCAACTACAACTGCAGCATATAGATTTGCAATATCCATTTGTGTATCAATTCCTATATCTGGCTCAATATTAACAATGCTACTTGTTGTAACATATACTGCAGCATACACCTGCTCACCTACGTTATGTACATCAGCAATTGATATACCTATGTGCGATGGTTTCACAATCGTTAAGTTTTCTCTAATTTGATTTACTGCATACACAAATGATGAATCATAGCATTCTATTTTTAATAATCCGTCCTCAAATTTAACATCCACATCATCTAATACGAATGTCTTAATGATTGCTTTAATCTTTTCTAATGTACATTTACCACTATTGTTCCATAGCATTTGTACAATGTTTCTACGTTGTTCAATCGAACCTTTAGCTACAATGCCTAAATCCTTTTCATACACACGCAAGCCACGTTCACTTACTGTATCAAAGAACCCATTGTCTAATAGTTCATCAAGCAACACATCAATATCTTGCAGTTGTAACCCTGCTGATTGATATAACTCACGAACCCACGGATCATTGCGATACATTTTGTTGATAGCCTTTAATGCGTACTCTTTGAATTGAATCTTATTCATTTAGAACCACACTAACTGTGCCTAATGTAGCAACTTGTTCTATTGTTAAATCAATCTTTGTAGTTTGGCCATTGACTGTAACGCTTGCATAGTCGGTTACTCCAGCACTATCGATTATGATATTGGCAATTTGTGCAACTGATACATAATCTTGTTTAAACGCAATTCGTTTTAGATATTTAGTAACCGCATCAGTTATATCAGCCGTAATAGTTGACTTTGTAGCAGTACTGATATGTTTAACTCCAGTTACTTCTACATTAATTGGTACGTTGGTAGCACTAACTACAGTACAATGTGCCCCTATTGGTGCTTGTCCTGCTCCGATACCTTTACTATCTGGATCTATATAATCTTGTACACGCTTAACTAAATCACTATCAGCAGGCTTTCTATCAGAATTAATGATGATTACTTTAACTGTATTGTTCCCATTCCAAAGCCCTATGACATGAGCCTCACCAACTCCTTCGACTTCTTTCGCCCACTGTTTATAGTGGTAATCGTTACCGCTCGTTGCTGGCTCTCGTAGTTCCTCATAGTAGCGTTCACGTAAATCATCATCTGTTTCTTCATCTTCGCCATTAATTGCCGCATTATCATTTATTACATTATTGATACCAGCAATAGTAATAGGCATCTGCGTGATTGTGCCTTTAGGAACATTGCCAACGCTACCAGCTTGCATGCATCTGATTTTGATAACTGAATTCTTTTCTACATCCTTTGTTTCAAGGCTTTCATACTGAATTCCAGTTTCGCTTTCGAATAAATCACCTGCATGAATAGTGCCTGTTCCGTCAACTATCCGTAAATCACATACTGCCTTAGTGGCTAATTTACGTTGCGTGCCTTTACGTTGAAAGCATACACGAGTTAATTCATCCCCTGTTAAGTTATCAACATTCTGTTTCCATTCGATTTCTTCTGCTTTTTTCCAAAGTTCAAGAATAGCGAATGCCTCGCCCCTCGTGAGGTCATATGTAGGAAAGCCTTCGGTCTTTTGATAGCTATCATCAATGTGTTCAAGCATCGTATTATGAATGTTATCCACACTATAATTCGAGTTCATAATCTATCTTTACCTCCTCTCCTGTATTCGTTACGACTGTAAAATAAAAGATACCAGCGTTGAATTGCCAATCTTTGACAATCACCACGCATGGTACCTTGTTCATAATGCCTTCTGTAATACGCCGTTTAATTTCTGCCACTTTGTATGACCTAGGCAATCTATATCCTAATAGTTTTCGTAGGTCTAACCCAAAACTATCGGTATAAATCATATATTTTTTCATTTCAGTTCGGATAAATAACTCTATCCATTGCTTTATTGCCTCTATCTGTGTATCTTCTACATTTCTTCCGTCTTTAAACACAAATCTATGTGTCTTGTAATCAAATGCGAATGAACGGCCTACCTTATGTTGTGCATTGGTAACTGTGGCCGTAGATTGGATAGAGTTAGTAAAGTTATAGTCCTTTGGAAACATTACACACCTTCCTTAACTATATCTACGATAAAGAAATGTTGCTCATTTTCATCTGGAATGACTAATACTTTATCCCCTGGTTTCCATAGTTCATCAAGTACTATCTTTCCACTACCCTGTGCACTATATGGAGGGCTACCAGGGCAATCTTTATGAGCAATAGTACCACTATGTCTGTATGAATACGTTGTAATGTGATGTATTAGTTGAAAGCATACATACCCATTGGATGCATTAATTTTAAACTTTCCGTCTTTAATTGCTACTTCCCATGGTGATGTACTGATTACTTCGCCTAATACTGCTCCTATTCGTACAGGATTAGTTCTATTTTTGAACTCAGATGCCATTCTACTGTGCCATTCTTCCATATTCTCACCACCTATGACATCTTAATAACCTTAGTCGGTGCTTCGCCATTATGCCAAGCATAATTTGCATCTGGATAAAATTTAGCGTGGCCAGCACTTGTACTATTGCCAAAGCATCCACCTGCACCATCTGAAATTACAACGTGTTGATTGTCTCCATATACAAGAATATCGCCTTTATTAGCGTATCCATTAAATGTTTCTACCTTGTAACCTGCATTTTGTGCATTATTTACAAGCGTATCTACATCAGCTGTGCCAATATCAGCCTGTTGCTTTAGGAACGGACTATAATATGAGCCAGCTTTCACCGCCACATCCACGCACCCATTATCACGATATACGCTTTCATATCCGTTGAGTGCGTTCATGCCTGCATCTACTTGTGTAGCATTAGCAGTACTGTTAGTTGCATTAGGTGTAACAGTTGTAGTAGTGCTTGTTTTGTACTTGCTTGTGTCTAGTTCAGCCTCTACACGTTTTAAATCTAATGTCATTGTATGGTTCACTCCGTAATTATGCTTGCAATTAGTTACTAAGAATTTATCATGAATATCTACTGTGTAATCATTGATGATAATTACACGGCCACTGCGTACAGTATCATCACCTAATAGAGTAAGACTTAGCTTTTCCTTAATCTTATTGCTATCTTGAATGGTTTTCTTTGCAATCTGTGCCGTTTGTGCCTGTTTCTTATCGTCTACCTTTATGATTTTCTTAATCAAGCCATATTTCTTGATGCTTTCATCATCTTGGATAGTCGATTTTACGGACTTGCTCTTTTCCTTGCTAGAAATTGCCACGATACTATTACGCATATCTTCCATGCTCAAATCTCTTGAGTAATTATTAATTGGTTGAGTTATGACCTTATCTAGTACCAAATCTTTATAATCTTCTACATGTACTTTACCTTCTCTATATTCTAGGCGGTATTTATACCCTGTTTCTTCGGTAGCCTGTTTGATGATGTCTTTGATTACATCCGATACAGGTTGCCCTTGATAGATTTTCTTGATTTTAGTCTTTATGTCGGCCACATTTCCAAGCGGTACATCATTTTCTTTGCATACCTTCTTGATTGCCTCTAACCCACTAACTCCATTGAACTGTATTTCAATCTCTGATTTATTGAGATAAAAACAGTAATCAAAACAGGTATAAGTATATTTATTAGCACCACTCTGTTTTTCGCTTACGATGATGCCTTGAAAGACTACTTCTTCCTTTGGTTCTTCGTTCAGTGTTGTAGTAGCACTCTTATTGTTATTACTTACTTGATTACTAAACTCTATCTTGCCACCAATTGCTAGGCGTGTGCCCATCATATTAAAGTCAAATGGATTATCCGCTAAATCAAATGTAAATTCTTGCCCTAGCGTATCAATGCCATCTGACCTTTCATAGTTGTTTGTGTAAGCTGTAATTTCACGTGTTTCTGTAACATCCTTACCATCTTTATCTTTCGTTACGTTGGTATATTGGAGTTTCATTTCTTCCCTCCTGTGTTGGATGTAGTGCTTTTCGTGTCCTTACTAGCCTCTTTATTTTCACCGCCTGTGTCTGATTGTGTTTGCGTAGATGTATTAGTGTATACATACTCTTCAATACCAATAGTCGCTTTTATATCGCCTACCTTATCCCATGTGTATGACAGATCATTAACTACACATGGCATATTTAGTATTTCATTTCCATCAGATTGGATAATACATATCCGCATCACGGCCTTTGTTTGCCGTTGTGCTTGAAAAAACTGTAAGCATTGTAGTCCATCTGTACCATTGCCACGAATGAATGAATAATCTTTCCCTACAGGTAAAAGAATATTATCAAGGCTTAATGTTCTAAGACCTAACGGCCCTATTAACTTAATATCGCCTCTTAATCCGTTGAAAGTTTCATTCTTTTGTGGCTCATTTATTGTTGGTAATGGATTAGGTACTACAGGCAATGTGATGTACTCATCTGTCAATTCAGAATGAAATACTATGTCTGTAGTTGGTTTCTTATCTAAATAATCTAAGACTTTTCCCACTAATCCATGTGATAGCTTATCAGCATATCTTGTAGCACGTGTAATTGCCATTTTTTGCAATTCAGCTTGCTTAGATTGTATGCGTTGTTGCATAACCTTCTTTGCACTGTCTTGAAATCTCACATTACACCCCCTACATGTTGCCCATTGCTAACATAATTTTATCCGTGATGTGATTACCACATGCATCCATGAATTCTTCATTACCAATTACATTGCCTTGTACTGTTACATTAACAGTAACATTGCCTCTGTTGTTGGCTAATTGTCGCATGCTTTCATCATGTGGAATCACTTGTGATCCATTCGGTAAATTGATAATTTCACCACGTTGATTTTCATTAACGTATGTAGGGCCACCTTTCCAGTACTCTGTACCTGTTGCGTTTCCATCGCCATTAAATACACGGCCAACTGTTTTGTTATATAACCATTGACCGCCCTCTTTAATGGCATCTATTTTTTCGCCAGCCCATTGCAACTTATCTTGTACCCACCCAAGAACACCTTCTGCTACGGATTTAATAATGTCAAAATATCCAGTAAAGATTTTTACAAGGCCATTGAACGCCATATCCCAGTTGCCTGTGAATACACCTGTGATGAAATCAATAATGCCACTGAATATCTGCGTTACATCGTCCAATATTGGTGCAATGATTGTCATAAATCCGTTATATAACTCTGTAATCAAAGCAATAACACTATTAACAAACTCCATGCATCCACTTACAATGCTCTCCCATAGTTCAGATGCATATGTTGAAATTGCATCCCACACGGATAACGCTACTTCTTTTACTGTATCCCAGTTATAAATCAACAATGCCAATGCTGTGATGATTGCATATATAGCAAATAACATAGGATTAGCTAGCATGAGCATATTTAAAATTCGCACTACTCTAATGACTGTTGTGAACGCCCCTGCTATTGAACTAATTAATGGAATTACTTTACCAATAACATTAAATGCAACAAATCCTACTGCTACGGCCTTAATAACAGGCAATAAGAATCCTAGATTTTGAGTACACCACTTAATCACATCACCAATACCAGATATAACTGTTTTAACTACACCCATTGCACTGGTTAGATTTTCTTGGATGCTTTCCTTGTTATCATTTACCACCTGTGCAATGTAGGTAAAAGCACCGCTAAACAGTCCAAATATATCTTGTATTACAGGTGCAATGATTGGCATGATTGTACTCGCTAAGTCTATAAATGCTTTTTGCATGGGCAATAATGATTTACCAATAGTTGCCATTAGTGCTGCCTGTTGGTTCTTCATTCGTTTGAGTTGTCCATCTGGAGTATTAGCTAATATTTCATTCTGTTTAGAGAATGTGCTATTAACTACTTCATTAATTGCAGCTAACTTCTCGGCCTCTGTACCATTCTTGATGATTTCCTTTTGTGCCTCTGTAAGAGGTATCTTCATCTTTGTTAATCCTGCCACATCGCCATTGAACGCACGCCCAATTGCTTGTGATGCTACCTGTGCATCTTCTGCCGTTGCATTGATACCGAATTTACCTGCTACTAGATTTGTTAGTGCCTCTGAAAGGCCGTCTACTTTATCTACAGGCACATTCCATTTATTGAGTTCTTGATACCCAGCACGAATAGTACCAGCGGAAATTACACCAACTTTACCCCATTTTGCAGCATAATCATTGAGTTGTTTTTGTGCCGCATCAAGGGCTTGTGCTGATTTATCATAGAGTGAATTATTGTTGGCCAAACTATTACGCAATAATGTTTGAGATAATTCCGCCTGTTTGGCCACATCAAGGGCTTTTTTCCCATATTCAACAATAGCACCTACACCAGCAAATGCACTAAGGCCAGTCATAGCTAATCCCATTTTAGTGATACTGCCAGCAATACCCATGAATTTATTGTTGATTCCACTACCGAAATTACTTAATTTATTTTTCATGGCCGTCATTTTGCGTTCTGTATCTTTGGTTGTATCACCAACCTTTTTCATTGGAGCGGTGAATTGGTCTTTAAGGCTCAATAGTACGTTAATACTTTTAGCCATGCTTGCTCCTTTCTACATCTTCCATATCTAGTTTGAAACATGCTAAATAGAATGTTTTTTCTACTAGATCTAAATCAAGTAACGAGGATAATGTATGACCTTTATTCATGTAATAGCGGAACATAGATAGTTCCTCGTCCGCCTCTATTACTTTTTTATTTCGTCAACTGGATTAGTAATGCCATACATTGCCAAGATTGATTCGCCTAATGCACTAATATCTTCAACGCTATCATTGAGGACTTTATAGACAACATCTGTAGGCTCTGCACACTCATATTTATCTTGTAGTTCTTTGCTTTTAAACAAAGGAACGCATGCATAGATAAGTTGTACCATCGCATCCATCACTGTGGATAGCGTAGCATCCTGTTTAATTTCATCCATGATGCGTAACACTGTAGGTAGTGGTTGATGAATTACAGTTAATTCACCGCCTAACCCTTTAACGTATACGTCTTTGGATTGAAACCCTTCTTGCATTTTTCTGTTAAGTAAATCTTCTAGTTGTAATTTAGCCATTTATTATCCTCCTCACTATAAAAGGAAAGGCGATGCATTAGCACCGCCCTATTTATTAAAGAATCAAGTCTAAGTAGTTGTAATCAGCAAATTTGAATGGGTAAGATTCTTCTTGAACCTTTTTATTTTCAAATCCATGTGCCAATTCATCCAAAGTAACACCAGTTAATTCGATACGTTCTGCACCATTAACATCAGGATCTGTTAATTTAGATACAATCTTAATATCTGGCACACTGCCATTTTTGATTTTACCTGCAATCTTTTGCGCTACACGGCTATCAATTTTGTGCAATACCAAAGTGCCTGCACCTTCAAACCCTACCAAGCGTTGATGTACACCCATTTCTCCGTTGATGTCTACGGCCTCGTATTTAAGCGAGATTTTAGCCTCAAAAGACTTAACATTAGCGTATAGTTCGCCATCAATCCACACTTTACCAAACTGGCCACGCAAGATTTGATTATGGATTTCTTTATTATTCGCCATAATTTACCTCCTATTCCATCGTAATTTGGAAGGATAAATCTTCCATAGCATCAAGAATTTTGATTTTAGCAGCAAGATATACAGTGGATTTGAAAGACATTTTCTTTACTTTATCTTCATCCCAATCTTCTGCCTCTAATTTACCTACGCTCAACCAAGCCTCACGTTGATTTTCTACATCGATATAAGCATGATTGTCATACTCTGGATCTAGAATTTCACCATTAACTACTTTAGTTAAGGAACGGAAGTAAGAGTTTACGGAAGAAATAAATAGATATTGGTTGTCCAAATGGTTCTTGTATTTGCCCACATAGTATTTTTTGAATGTAGAGTACAAATCTTCCATCATTAAGTCCATAGATTCAACAATGATGATTTTACGCATATCCTCTGTGTCAGTAGATGTGAATGTAGTTAATGTATTTACACCACGGCCTACACGTACCACCGCATCTTCATCGTCATTGATGAGAAGTAACCAACCTTCATCAGTCCATTTATTAGCATCCTTTTCATTTGTAATGAAAGAATTATCTACATAATCCAAATCTTCCAATTCGTAGTATGTGATACTTCTATTCATTGGTAAGTTCGCTAAAATGGATACCACACGTGGTAAATAGTCCGTCATTTTAACAGTTGTAGTTGCATCCGCATCAGCCTCATGCACATAATCGCCTTTCATATTTACGATATGCTTATCATCAGCTACTGTTACATTAGCAACTACGCATTTTACCTTACGGCCTTTAGACAATACGTTTCGGCTCTTAGTGTAAGATACTAATTCTGTTTGCCAATCTTTTTCAACTGTACATGCCCAGTTGTATTTCACTTTATCCAGTACCGCTTTTACATCCGCAAATTCTGTTGTAGATGTTGGAACGTGTACTACTACTAATTTGTTTACGTTGACATAGAAACAACGTTTCAATAATTTCACATTTTCTTCTGTGAATTTTTTCTTTGTGATGTCAGCCTCGAATTTGTAGATGTCATAACCTGCAGTAGGTTGTGTATCATCTTTCAAGATGACTACTGCAGTACCACGTTCAGAACGTAATACTGCGGATACTGCCTTTTGTAAAAAGACAATATCAATATTTGGTAAGCCAATCGCCATGTTTTACCTCTTTTCTTTGCATTAAAAAAGCACCCACGCTGTGTGAGTGCTATTATTGATTTTCTTCGCTGGACTGTTGTTGTCCATTGATTGCCAATTCTTCCATATAAGGTGCATCTGCCTCTGGTCTTGGTTGATAGATTGTTACATCAAAGTTAGTAATGTAAGTCATATCTGCTTTATTGATAGTTTCTACTATTTCATCAGCAGTAAGGCTATATCCGTCAATTATCTGCAATGGAGTTGCCAATAATTCACGGATGCTTTCTCTAGCTTTCAGCAAGTTTAAATAACCTGTTAGCCGTTTTTCATTGAAATAGTAGATATAGATGTTAAGTGTATCTCCCCTTAACAATTCCCCAATATCTTCATTCTTGAAGTCTACGATTTCAATAAAGAATGATGGCCTTTCAAATCCCTCTGATATATCTCTATCATTTACATCACATCCCAGTAGTTCACGGCATCGCACTGTCAATGTTTTGATAATGTCTACTGCAGTAACCACTAGCCTAACCCCTTTTCATCTAACATTTTGTCTATAAATTCTTCTGCCATGGATTGATACTCTGACGGAAATTCTTTAGTTGTCTTCCCCATGATATTTTTACCACGAACAAAAGCCTCTCCAGTGTTAGCAACTATTAATTTAGGCTTGCCTTGGTCTTTATGCCCCAACATAACATGACCATGCTCAACTAACCATGCATGAGGTGCGGTATTTTTAACACGCACTTGCCATTCATCATGGCCGTACTTATATGCTCTATCACGTTTTAAACCTTTAATGAGGTTCTTTGTGCCTTGCGTAGTGCCTTTTTTATAGTTTTCTTTTGCCTTTGATTTGAATTTATTCCCTGCACGTTGAAGGAAATTCTTCGTATCCTTTGGAAATTTCTTATTCGCTAAATCCATGAGTTCTTTTGAAAACTCACTAAGCCCTTCCGTCTTAATATCAACACTCATCAGATAACCACCTCTGTGAATATCTCTAACCGCTCTTTGTTAAGATACGGATCCATAACATACAAAATGTCATATCGTTGCCCTTCAATGATTAACCACATATCTGGAGTTATATCATCTCTGTGTCTGCATACGATTTTATGAGTTGTTCTTGCTAGTGTGGTATCGGCTACTCTACCGCTCAATAGTGTGCCTGTCTGTGGTATTACACCACAATACAGATTGCCTATTACAGTATCCACAATAGGAAACTGCCCTAGTTCATTCATCTCTGTGGCTTTTCTATTAGCATGTATTTCTGCCTCATGTTGCAGTAGTGTGCTTAGTCTACCCTTGCGATACATGTTTATACCCCTCCATTAAGTTCATAGAGTACTTATCTAATATGGCTTGCGTTGTAGGGTTCACTATTGCGTTCTCTACTGCGGTATATGTGCGGTTATCGTAGAATTCACCGCACAATGCTAATACCGCAAGTGCCATATCATCATACTCATCTAAATCTTTAGGCTCTAACCCTGTATAGGTAGCACAATATGTAATTGCTGCAGGTAGTACTAAGTCAAGAATTGGAGTTGTAAGCGTTGTGATGTCAACACGGATATAGTTAGCTACTATTTCTTTTGTTAATTCACTAACTTTCATCCTCTACACCTCTTCTTCTGTGTTTTTACTGTCTTTTTCTGTGTTTTTACTGTCTTTTACGAGTTTAATATAGCCAGCGTTTAATAAGTCATTGGCAATTTCTTCATCATTAATCTCAATGATTTGCTTTATAGAGGCGTTAACCGCCCCACTAAAACTTACTAATGCCTTATATTTCATAGGAATTTACCTCCTGTTAAGCCATTTTCAATACTGCAATGCGTTGTTGATCTACAATCTTTCCATCACATTCAACATAACCAGCCACACCAACTGCATATTGTATATAGAATTTTTCTGTTAAAATGGAAATTTCAGAACTATCTCCACAAAGTTTTGTTGCATAGCCTTTAAGGTCTGCGAATACGGCCACTTTCTTGCCTGTTGCAATCTTTGGCATGTTATCAGATTCGTATACAGGACGACCTAACAATGTATAACCATAACCATTAGTCAAATCTTTGTTCAAAATGTAATTACCTTCTGAATCTTTCAATTTTGCACACGCTTTGAAAGTATCTGGATTCATAATGAATGCACCATTTCTACGATACACTTGAGGTACTGCAAATTGTAAATCAATCAAATCATCAGCAGTAATTGCATTTGCTGCGCCAGCTGTTACTGCATTTGTAGCGTTCAAGATACCTTCAATTTTAGTTGTACCATTAAGCATTTCGTTTTCTAAGAATGTAACGATTGCTTCTGCTACTTTAGTTACAACGTAGTTTACAATGTCAAATCCTGCATTGTTGATTAAAGATTTGGATACTTTAGTCAATACACCTACTACATTGCCTTTCAATGTAACGGATTTGAATTTACCGCTTGTAGATTCAAGTTCTTGGAATTCACCAACGTATGCACAAGTAGTTTTAGATGTGGATTCATCTTCAACTGCAAATACCAAATCACCTTTTACATCGTAGAAATCAGAATTTTGAATGATTGGTGCGATGTTTTTTACTGTGGAAATGATACGGCTTGCGATTGTGGAAGGAATCACTACGCCGTTATCACCTTTAGAAAGGTTTACATCAGAACGTGTTTCTACATCGGAGAAAGATGTCTCACCTGTACGCAAGAAATTAGCAAATGCACGTTCTTCTGCTTGTGCAGTTGCTTTTGCATCAACCGCATCAGCTGGTTCATCATCAGAACCTACGGAAATCAATTTGCGTTTTTCTTGTGCAAGTTTCAATGTTTTATCGATGTCTGCTACTTCTTTTTGTAGACCTTCGAATTTTGTTGTTTCTTCTTCATTAAGTGCACGTGTTTCTTCATCTGCCACTTTTACAAGGTTGTTCATTTCTTCAACCAAAGAATTGCGTTTTTCAATAAGTTTTTTAAAGTTCATGCTATCCTCTTTTCATTAAAAAAGCACCCACATATGGTGGATGCTATGCATTAAGTTTAGTTAAAATATCATGATATTTTTGATTGTTAGGCTTTTCTTCTTCCTCGTCCTTACGTTCTTCAATATCATATTCCAATGTGCCTGTTGCTGTTTCGTTAGATCTACATTCTAGTAAATCTTCACCTTCATCAGCACGCATGCTAATTGATGTTGCAATATATGCTGGTGTAATGCTTAAAATACTTACTTCGCTTACATCAATAGCTTTTAATGTGCGAATTTCAGGCATATTTTCCTGTTTATCCCAGCTATCTTCTAGTTTTCTAAAACCAAAAGACCATCCTTTTAGCTTTCTTTCTTCCGCTAATTTGACTACTTCCGCATCAGATACAGTTGCTTTCGCATACAATCCAATGTTATCTTCACGCAATTCTAGCGAGCCATCTTGTTGGTCTCCCAATTTACGGCGGTGATTAAACCGCAATTCTACATTATCATTGCGTTGAAGTGCCGAATTAAACGCTCCAGTAGCTACTTTTTCAAGGAATTGACCTCTTACATCACGAATTGGCTTACTCAATCGTTCTGTAACATTCACATATCCCTCAATTGTTACTGCACCATTACGTACCTCAATCTTCACTATTCTCACCCCCTTTCTCTGCTTTTGCATGTGTTAAATCACCCAATACACCAGTATTTGGTGTATAAACCTGTTTAGTTTCTGGGTAATAGAATACATTTGCCAAGTTCATGCTTACAAAATCAATGCCCATTGGTGATAAATCTTCACGTTGACGGATTTCGTCAATATTAATCCAGTTACTATCCAATGCAGTCTTATAAGCATTAAAGCGTGTGAGCATATCTGCTTTCAGCAAATCATTCATATCAAGGCTAAAATACAAGTTGCCTTTCTCTGTTTCTAGTAACATTGCCCTATTAATAGCTTGAATAAAGCAATTTACGATTGGCATAATTGTAGTTTTAACAAAAATATTAAATGCTTTCTCATCTGTAAATGTTTTGTCTGTAAACCCAAACAATTTATAAATTAAATCTGCATTTGTTTGCTTGCTTTCATTTAGCTGATTTTCTACAGCGGTACTATCTGCACTTTCAAATGTAATGCCCTTATTCAGTACGATTACATCACTCTGACCTAGCTTAGATGTCATGTATCGCCATGCTTTTTTGAGTGCCTCTAAGGCTTTTACAGTCAAACGGCCCTCAGATTTTAGGAATCCTTTGCGTACGCCCTTACTAATTACTCCATTTTCATAGACTAATGCATTGTACATACTGGATATATGCATTGCGTTATCATCCAATAAGCCACGGCCACGCACTCCGTCTTTAGAGTTTCGCACCGCACGCATGATATTGAAGTTATCATAATAGTATCCATCGACTAAGTAATACACTACTCTGTCAATTAGCTTGCCATTATCTAATACGCTGACCCTATTTTTAGGTAGATACTGTAATGATTCCGCATCATTTCCGTTCTTGCCTATGTAACAATAGCAAGAACCCTCTAGGATTAGATCATTAATCATGGCTTGTTTAGTTTCAAACGCACCTAGTATTGAATTTGTTTCAATGTTCAATAGCTTTGTACGTTCATCATCCATGATTTCTGTTATGGTATTCCCATCTCGTCTATATAGGCGAATTGGAATGCCTGCAATAATACCAGATATAAGAAACAATGCACTTGCTACGGCTGGCACTGATAAAGCCTGTTGCCGTGTAACTGTTGTAGTTGCATCATAACTAGGAAGTGTTAAATCCACCTCATCTGCAGTATCAATGAATGCATTTTCATCGGCTCGTGTTTCTGTTCCAAACAGATTTTTAACCCAACTCAATAAGTTTCACCCCCTTTCTATATCTGTACTACCCAATCAAGAGCACTATTTAACATGTAATTTTGATGTAATAGGTACATCGCATTGATGCCAGCTACTACCATGTCTACCTTGCCTCGTGATTTTTTCTTATTCACATAGCGGTTCATATTGGTATCGTATACACATCGTGAATTTTCAAAGTTAATTTCTAGTAATTTATTGCTTTTGTCATACAACAAATTGCCTTCTGCTACTAATTCTGCTACCCATTTAGTAGCAGGATGTAACACACTAGAATGTTGTTTGATTTCAACCATGGTATATCCAGCATCTTCTAATTTTTGTGCAGTTGATAGTGCATTGTATCTATCATATCCAATACCCATGACTGTAACTCCATATTTACTTTCAATCTCCATTATGTAGCGTTCTATTGCTCCATAATCTACAGTACGATTGCCACATGGTATACAGTTACCTGCATTAATGAAATCACGATACGGAATGCGTTCAAGTTTTGATTTCTCATCTATCCTATCTTCTGGAATAAAGGCAACGGATTGTAATAATACTTGCCCTTCATCCTCGTCATAGGCCACCATTGATACAGCACAGTTATCTGTTGTCATAGCCAAGTCAACTCCTAGGAATACTTCACGGCCATTCCAATCGATATGATCTACTGCTCCTTTTTGTAAATCAGCAATGTTTACAAAACTTTCACTACCAGCACCGCTATATATGATATTGCAGTGTTTTGTGATAAAGTTTTCACGCTTGCTTTCAATCTCAATAGCCACTTGCCGTTTAGCTTTCAAATCTTCCATGATTTCTGTTACTTCAATGGCTAATGGATTGCTTTGTTCTAGCACTTCATCATTCGTTGCCCACCCTTTTGTATCATCTGGCTCATATAATAAGGCGAACACCTTATCATCATCTACTGCACCATTCAATACACGCTTTGCATAGTCCACTTCATCTTCAAATGGATTGTTTAGCGTAGGATATTTAGTTGAAATGATGAACCCTAGCTTATTGAGTATCGTCAACTGCCCTGACCTCATGGCCTCAATAGCGTATGTATTAGGCAATGCACCTGTTTCATCTACTAGAAATACACTAGGCAACTTACCATCTAACCGCCCTGTTGAGTAGTTAAGAGGTATGTATCTGTTCTCTGTAATGTTGCAATGGATATAATCACGCAACATTTTGAACTTTTCCTTGCCGTTCATCTTGCCAAGCATAGCAGGACTACTACGCAATATTTCTTCAATAGCCGTTTTAATTTCACGTGATAGTGAACCATCTGGAGCGACTGAATAGAACTTAGAAAACTTAGGCTCAATAAAGAAAAGCAAAATAAAAAGAACCGCAATCAAAAATGTTTTGCCGTTCTTTCTACAAATTTCCAATATTGCATTTTCATATCGTCTTTTATCTGGATTATCACGCTCAACTGTACATAAAATCGCAATAATAAATAGCCACTGAAAGCCAGCCATGGCATCATACACTGTTGCATTAGCCTTTAATCCTTTAGGCATAATCAATAATTTCAGCAATTCGCCAATGGTTCGCACCTTGTTTTCATCTATTTTATATCGACTATCCTTGTTATTTGCGATTGATAGGAACTCTTTCACCTGTAATTTTACAAACTTTGGAGCGTTTACCTTACCTTCTGCTACTGCCATTGCGTATTTATAAGCAGGATGTTTCTTATCCAGTCATCCCACCCCCTTGCAGCACATTTAGTAAAGGATCTGTTTCTTCTTCCTTTTGATTAGCAACTAATACACCTAGTTTCGCACGTGATTGAGGTGATAGGCATAATTCATCGCACAATTTCAAATATGTACGCACCAACTTTTCTTGTGTTCCTACAAATTCTCTATCAATAGCAAGGCTTGGTTTCCTTGCTACTTTTTTATTTGATGTGTTCAGCATATCCACTGCTACGCACGCTTGAATAATTGTTTGTGTATCTAAGCGGCTTAATACTTTGGCTTGCCTTAATGCATCAACAATAAAATTGAAAGCCTCTAACTGTGTCTTAGTTAAATAGCTTGGTGGCTCAATCACCGCATCATCTGTAAATGCATTTTCAACTGCCATACGTTTTTCTTTTTCCGCTTTTGTTAGATGTTTCTTTGTAATCCTTGCTGATACTGCTTTTCTCATATGTCTACCTCCTTTCCTCTGTGCTATGACTTTATAGAATACTTGCTATATAAATAAATATATATTCACGCACGCATGTCCCATTAGGGAAAATTGTGTAAATTGTGGTGAGCAGTACGGTCTGCCGATTTTTTTCAAAATTACTTCTTGATGGTAGGGGGGGTACTAATTATTTTCTTGAGATACTCCGCCTTGTATTCTCCATGGTCTGCTTTATAATGATGTGCCTTGCATAATGTTATAAGATTACTATGCTTAGTCCTCTTACTCCATGCACTATGCAATGGTTCAATGTGATGCACATCCAATCGTTCACCTACACTTATGTAGTTATCCTCATGCAAACACAATCTACATAGATGCTTATCACGTTCTAATACTTCTGTTCTACAGTCTTGCCACTCACTACTACTTCTGAACTTACGTTCCTTTATTCTACTTGCTGATGCGTTGCTATGTTCCTGTTGGTAGTTTCGCTTTGGTTTGTTTGGACATTCTCCTTCGTGTATTCGTCCGCAATAACTACATGCTTTTAACATTGCATCACCTCTACTTTAATATAGCGTTACTATTACGCTTTAACTTGCCATGAGTTCTTTTGCATAATCCACAATGCGTTTTTCTTGCGCTACCCTGTGTGATATAGCTTTGACATATTCCCTCATACTCAATTGTATCTGCAGTACAGATTCCATATTTATTATTTAAGCATCTTTTCCTGTTACAACATATTCTAGTCATACATCATATCCCATTGCTCTACGATTAATTGCATACGCTTCATCATATGTTATTCCCTCACGTTCAGCTACTACCTTTAAACAATCTTCCTTTGTCGGATATTGTCCGCTATGAGTATTGATATGACATTGTGTACATAGTTGTATTAGATTCTCTCTAATATCTCCACCACCACTACCACGTGTATTTATATGATGTGGTTCAATGGTTGTTCTATTTCCACACACTTCACATATTTGTGAGCGCACTTCTTGAATTGTTTTCCGTGAGGTAATTCTTTTGTGTTTCATTATTTCCTCCTACAAATAAAAAGG